ACACCTTGGCAACGTCACGTTCCCACTGGGAACCCTTTGCCTTTTCAGGCGTCGTCATCACTCGTCTTTTCGATCAGCACGGCAATCGCTTCCTGAATCTTCGTCTGCTCGACGCCGACCTGCACTAAAGCAGCCAGAAAGTTGACCATCATGTTGTCAACAGACTCTTCAATTTTCTTAATAATTTCTTCATTTGTCATCGAACTAAGCCTAGCACACGCTTGATGCTCTCCGGCATTGGCACCGCCTCTTCACGCTCTCGACGCTTCTTTTCAAAGAACTCGCTGTCGACGGCAGGAATTCGTGGGGCGGTGTCCTGCACAACAATGACTTCTCCGTCACGTTGGCGCTGCGCAAGCATCGTGTGGTAGTGCTTGCGGAACTTGATCGGTGAAAAAATAACCGTGCCCCAGAAAGCATGACCAACGCACCACGTCAACATTTCTTCGACGTTGGGCACCGGCACCTTGTCAATGCGCAACAACTTTTCCATTGCGGAAACGTTCGTGTCGTTCATAACAAAAGGGCGGTGGGAGTTGGCAACAATGCCTTCGTTGAGGCGCTCACAAAGCGTTCGAGCCTGCGCCCATGTCTCTGTATGCTTGGTTCGTGCCACAGTTCGGGCGTTGACGAATTTCTTCATTTCCTCCACCTCTTCCACGGTGACACGCCCCTCCTGAATTAACAAACACAAAACTTCCTTGTACGCGTCAGTCATCGCGCCACATCTTCCACGTCACATAAGTCGCACTCAACTTTAGTTTTTAGGTCGTCAAACTTTAGGTTTTCGGTAGCGTCCAGTACCTTGATTACGTCGCAGGGTGATTGGGTGAGGCAGGTGGCGCACACCGGAAACCATTCCGTGTGCGGTTGAGGCTGGTGCTTCTCTCGTAGGGCTTTGATTTCGGTGGGGGTCATAGTTTCTCTCCACACTTGGGGCAGTAGGCGAACTCCAGCCACGTTTCATCGCCATCTATCCCAGCAGGTATCCACGAACCGGCGATGTTCTGAAACACGCGCCGGTGCTTCTCTCGTATAACGTGGTCGCACTCAACTTTAGTTTTTAGGTCGTTAGGCTTTAGGTTTTCGGTAGCGTCCAGTACCTTGATTACGTCGCAGGGGTATGTTTCCCAGCATTTGGCGCAAGAGTCATTGTTGCCGTTGATCGCATTGGCGATGATGCCAAAGTTGTAGTGCTGCTGTCGTAGGGCTTGGCGTTCTTCGGGGGTCATCAGATACCCTTCAGCTCGCACAGCAACGTCGAGCGTTCTGGCTCACGCAGCATCTCGGCAAACTTTTCTGCCTTAGCGACGTTCTCCTGGAGCGTTGCTACCTTCGCCTGAAGGCTGTCGTTCTGGGCACGCAGTATGCCCATGAGCTCTTCAAGGTCGTCAATAATGTTGTCTTGTGCTTCGATGATGCTTCGCTCTGGGCTAGTCATTGTAGGAGTCCTTTCGGCAGTCGTGTAGGTCTTGCAGGTCAAGCGGGTGTTCGGCGGGGGTCATTGTGCGGCCTCCCAGATGCAGTAGCAGATCCAGCAGAGCCAGCCAGCAATAGCAACGATGTAAATACAGTCAGCCAACTTCATTGGTCGTAAGTGTCCATGATGCAGTCGTGCAAGTCCTCAAGGTCGAGCAGATGCTCAGCCGTGTCGGAACCGAACTGCTCGCCACACTTGCCACACATGCTGACAAACTCGTGCTGGTATGACCGGTACTCATCGAGGGCAATGGTCAGGTACGTAATCATGTCCAGCAGGCTGTCCTCGACGCCCTCGTTGCTAAGGCTGCCACCAGAGGCGGCCCGTTGCAGACGCTTCATTTTGTCGTTGGCTCGCATGACTGCACCGACCCACGAGGGGATGCCGAACTCTTCGGAGCCACGAATGTTGTAGTAGGGGTCATGAGGGCGGCCGTAATCACGAGACTTCTTATCGTGCATGGCCTGCACTTCTTTTAGAATCAGGTTGAATGATGACATGATCAGTCCTTTGGAATTCGCATAGAGGCTATGCAACAAAAAATAATGATTGTACAGCAAATGGCGATTATCACTTGGTCTCCTTCGGGCCAGGTATATGAACAAACGCTGTGTTCAGGCTTTTGTTTTTTGGACAACGGTGCGACACATCGGTCGCAACGGCGTGAACTTTAAGGTTGCATTTTGGGCACTGGAAGTATCGCATACTTTGCTGGCACCTTTCCTCGGTAGGGGATTTGTTGGTTCTCGGGCTTGAACTGCGCACCACAGCCCTTGCAAAACACAAGGGCTGGGTGCGCGGCCGACAGGTTCATGAGCCAGTCGTGCCGGTGGGTCATTCGCCCAGTTCCAACAGGACGCCTGCAATTTCAGCGTCGGTCAGTTCGGACAACTTGCCGATGGAGCGGCCGAGGATTTTCTCTACGGCTGCCTTGCCCTTGATGGGCTCACCGAATTTGACGGCCAAGCGGTCGCGGAGTTGTGCCGTGAGGTCACGAACGCCATCGGCCGGAGTGGCTGCCTTGTACTCGGGGCTGGGCTTCGGGTGCTGCGACTGCTGTACCTTTGGTCGGCTTGCGGCGTTGCCGTCATCGTCATCGTCAGCCACGAGGCCGAGGATGGCCATGTAGGCGTAGCGTCGAGCGTAGGTGACAGCCGAGCCCTGACCCTGCGGGTCCTGCTTGGGCAGGTGCAGGAGCATCGAGTTCTGAATGTACTGACCCGACTTGTGCAGCAGGGTCGTGGTCAAGGTGTCAGCAAGGCTTCCGTCACCGTTCACGTCGAACGAGATGGATTGAGTGACAGCAAGACCGTGCTTCGTCAGGACGGGACTGGCCGAGGCCACCACGTCAGGCAAAGCGGCGTACTTGCTCTTGAAAAAGGGGTTGGTTGACCCCTTCGGGACCGCCGAAAATTCGGCTTGTGCTGCGACGAGGGCTGATGCCAACTCGTTGATTTCGGTACTGCGGTTCATGTTCCTCCTTAGAAACGGTGCTCAATAACGTACCCTAAGACACCGAAGACGGTGGCAAGGGCATTGATGTCTTCGAACGAATCTTCAAACGTTCGCTTTGTTGCGATAAGGACGTTGCCCTTCTCGTTTTCAATGAAGATGTCAAACAAACCATCTTCTGCTTGGACTGGGGTGATCTTAAAGAACACCTTCCCCTTACGGACCCGAAGCACGGGCCAGTCTGTCTGCATCACTGTGCGCTCCCTTCTGCTGCGTTGCTTTGTGTGATGGTGATTGCTGCCCCACCATCGGAAATGCACAGGTCCTTAAAGGCGCAGTAGTCACACTGCCACGCACGTCCGCTAATGGGGTCCAACGATATTTGCATGCCGTTGTCGTCCTGCGCAAATCGAGCAGGCAAATACCCCTGTTCGACTTGGTAGGCGATCTGCTCCATGCGAGCAAGTTCCTCGGACGCAAGGTCGTACCACTCTTCACGAGGCACGTAGTATTCGGCAAGGAAACGGTTGGTCCCCTCGACGCCCATGTTCGCTGCCTTGTTCTTTGACAGCGCCTCAAAAGTGATAGAGCCCATGATGAGCCAGTCGATTTCAATGTCAGGGTTTTCGTTCATGATGCCGATGGCGTTCATGCCAGCCTGAATGATTGCCTTAAGGGCAGGTCCTTCGCCCTCGTTCTGGGTGCCACCACGCATGCGGTTCCAGCCGACCTGCTTGTCAAATGAGTACGTGCCCATGGTCTTGAGTTCATACAAAGCGTGAGTGCCCGAGAAGAACTCGTCAAGCCCCTTCGTCTCAAGCAGGGCGTCGCAAGAACCGGACACGTAACTGCCGACCTGCGATGCCACCTCGAACTGTGCGCTGGGGTACTTGCGGCTGATGCAGTCCTGCAATGCTTCGTGAATGATGGTACCTAGACCTGTCGCCCATGCACCTGCTTCGTCCATCGGGTTCGAGGGCTTTGCGTCAAACGCGGCGTATCCTTGCTGGCGTCCGCACGAAAACGCTGACGAGTAACGCATGGGCGTTCCTTTCGCCGTGGGCTTTGGTACTGCTGACTTGACGTGCAGCTCTTCAACGAGTGCACTTGTAATAATTGGTTTGTCTGCTTTAAACACACTAACTCCTTTTTGTAGGTTATTGATTGTACTGCTTGGACACGGTGCCTGTCAAACCGGCTTGGCGCTCAATTTCTTCGAGCAGGGCGCCGCATTCTTTGCCGAGTTGCCAGTCTTCGTGCTTTACTTCGATAAATGCCAGCGCAACAACCATCGTCACGTACTGGTCTGCGGTCAGTTCAAGACTAAACATTTTCAGCCTGTCCGCCGCTGTTCTTCATGCGCTTCTTGTAGCGACGGCGATCAAGATTGGTCGTCCCTCCATAGATGCCAACCGTGATGTTGTTTTCAATGGCGTAATCAAGGCATTCCTGTCGAACAGGGCATGCGTTGCAATACGTTAGGGCTAACCGCTTGCGGCTACCAGCCAAAGTGTCGGTGTCGTCCGGCATAAAAATGGCGGTGTCGACCCCACGGCACTGGGCTTTCTTCTTCCAGTTTGTGTATGTCATGACGGCCACAATACAGGTGGCCTGTGACATTGTCAAATCGAGACGTTGTATTTTTTTTTCATGAAGGTTTCTAAGCGCATTCCTTCATAACGGCGACACAAATAATCAAGAGAGATAAACATTGGACAGTACGCGCCACCTTCGACTTCGTGCTTAACGACGATGCCTCGGAAGTGGGCGTTTCCCTGCGGCCCCTTGTAATCCTCATCGTGTAGATAGCACGCTCCCGCAACCAATCCGTGTTGCGACTTGCCTGCGACAAAGCGTAAAGAGTACCCGAGCGTCTGCTGGTGGCCCATCGAGAACGAGTGCCCAATGGTCTTGAGTCGCGAGTCAATGGTTCCTCCAAGGGGCTTGCCCGTCATGGGGTTATAAAAGTAGTGCGAATAGGCCACGCCGTCGAGCCAAAGAATGTCGAGGAAGGGTACAGGGCGCCAGCCCAACTCCACGTCATTGAACTGGAAATCGCCCACCACGCCTTCCAACTGGGCGTCGGCAGACACGGCACGGTTGATGCGGTCCTCGTGGTTGCCTCGCAAGATGTAGCGTTCGGGGTGCCAGCCTGCGTGCTTGGTTTGCTTGCGTACTTTGTTGAGGTCGATCAAAGGTTGGTTCAACACAACAAATGCGTCGTTGCCTGCCTTGATGTCCTCAAGAAAGCGTCGGCCCTCCATGGCCTTCTTTCCCTTGTCGTAAAGCGAAAGCGAAGGCATGTCCCAATGGTCACCAAGGTGGATAATCTTGATGGGTTGGTCGCGGAAATGGTCGACAATGTACTGACCGATCCAGAGAAGATGGTCGGTCGGCGCACCAGGCTTGGCCTGCGTGTCGGGGATTACGACATGAACGGTTGGCTTAGGAAGCAAGGCAAGACCTCCTTGGTCCCCTTGAGCCTAGCACACGTTAGTGCAAAATTGGGCAATTTCCGCAGGTGTGCAGGTATAAACGTCGTTCAATCGCATGAGCGGCTCAAACCCTGCGAACCACAAAGCAGCGGCTGCGAGCCCCGAGCAAATCCATGTGTTACCATGCCGAAGGCAGATAGCATCTGGCAACCACATGTCAAATGCGCATGAAAAGATAGACAGCCACGAGTACTTGTCACCTACTTGGGCGCGGGCGAACTTGAGCAACTTCTGTCGGTCGGCCTGAATGGGAAGCGGAATGACCTCGTATCGGCCACCTGGGGCCACCGAGGACAATGTCTTGTCGTTCGTTACGCCTTTGGCTTCGGCTTGAATGACATACCATTGGCCATCCACTTGTCGGTCAAGAATCGCAATGTGGTTCCATTCTGAGAACCGACTGTTTTGGAGGCGACGTTCAGCGACCCGAATGGCACGTCCGAGTATTCCTGTCGAGTGACAAAGTACCAAATCACCGGGCTTCATCTCCATCTCCTTCGTGGTAGGCCTCTAGGTCTTCTTCCACTTTAGCAATCAAATCCTTGAGTTCGGCAAACTGGTGAGTCTCCATTGCCAGAATCTTACGGATTACTTTAGCGTCGGCCTTGGTCTGCTGGTACATGGCAATGCCCACGACCAGTTCAATCAGAACCGCCATGTACGAAGCCGTGTAGTTCCACCACTCCAGTACACCCGCCGTGTTGATGCCCCAGCAAACCACCGTAGCAAGCGTCACGGCGCCCACAAACTCCCAGCGACGAATCGCGTTCTGTGCTGTCCAAGAGAGGTGTTCTCCTAACGTGATGTTCTCACCCGTAATAGGGTGCTTCCAACGCTTCATTACAATCCTTCGTGTGCGCCTAGGTGCCGGGCAAGTTCCAGTTTTACTTCGTCAAGGTTGCGCTCAATGCGGTCAATGGCATCACGCATAGATGAGCCGTGATTGGGTCGCAGCTCTGCCTGTAGTTCGTGCAGGCGTTCTGTGACCGAGCGGGCAAGAGCGTTGTGGACTACACGCCAGACACCGACAACTGCGCCTGCCACCACAACGATTGCTTCGGTGATGTACCAGAAGTTCGCTGAGGTGAATACCGACGCCATCATGACTGCGGAAGGCGTGGCGTGCCTTGGGTGTTGAAGCGAAGGTAACGCTGGGGCTGGCGTCCGTCCTGCGAGACACGAACGAACGAGGGGTCGCCCTGCTGTCCCATGCTGACGGTCAGTGGGTCTGGGCCTGCCTCCACGACAAGGGCCGTGTGCCAGCCCACGCCGGGGCCGTAGACGATGGCGTCGCCAGGCTGAACCTGAGCGAGCGAAATCTCGGTGCCGGTCGACAACTCGGTGCCGGTGTAGCCTTCGTGCGTAGCAAAGCCTGCCTTGTTGGTGGGGTCAGTGGCGCAACCAGCGACCCAGTAGCACCACGTCACGAACATGGAGCAGTCCATGAACATAGGGAACTTCGGCGGGAATACGCCAATGGCTTCGGCGCGGTTGCCTGCTTCTGAATAGTTGAAGTGCTGCTTATTTGCCACGGCCCACTTAGCCCAGGCAACGATTGCATTACGGGTATCTGTCATGTTTTTCCTTAGGTTGATGGTTTGGTGTATGAGTAAGGTCCAAGGGTTTTGAGGGTGACCACGCAGTCGCCTTCGTACCCGTTTTCGTAGTTGTCTCGACGCTTGTGGGGAATCCAGTCAAGGGATTCAATGATTGCAACACTCGTGCTAAGAGGACCTTCTGTATACGTCACAAGGTTCTGGGCCTGTCGCAAGGATTCGAGCCAATAGAAATTATCGTACGGATCAATGTATACCTCCACGCCGTCGACAACGTCGACCGAGAAGAGCTGTAATACGACGCTAATGTTTGTACCCGAAACCACGTTTGGAAAAGACTTTAGGGTCCACCGGTAGAGTATTGGAGTACTGTCGTTCGAACTGGTTTTTTGTCCAGAGCTTAGTACAACTACTACCTGGAATTGTGACGATTTTGGATTTGAAGGCAAAGCATATTCTTTTGCCGCCTGACCAAGAGACGTGGGGGAGTAAAAAATCGGAACCGTAAGTTCCTGGCCCGACAGCGTTTCGAGCGGCTCGCAAATAACTGTTGCTGAAATTGCAGAGTTGTTCTGCGCCTGGCCACCGTACTCAAAGTACACGGGAGCTTTTTGGTCGGGAATGCCGTAATCAAAAACCGACGTTGTAAGGGTGCCGCTCACAACGTACTTTGTGGCAACAATACGACCGCTTGTGTTGGTTGCGTATGGTTGGTACATACCCAAGCCGCCAACTGTAATTACGGGCAGATTGGTTACAGGGTTCCACGTCAATGCATTTACCAAGCCCTTGCCGGTGTTGCTGGAAGGGTCGTACGTGTATCCGCTGCTCGCGTTGTACCCAACCATAAGGTCGGAGGCATACACCGGGGCCAGTGGATCACCATTGATAAACGTTGTCAAGTCCAGTTTGCCAAGCCCGGTGCTGAAAAGGTTGGTCGTGCCAACGGACGCGTCGTAGTTGTTCCACGCAAACCAGACAAAACGACCGTCTCCAAGAATGGCCGTGACCGGATACGTCAACGGCGTCAAGATGTTGGGGATAAGCGGTCCTGACTTAAGGTCACCTGTGGCCGTAGCGGTAGGGTCGTACACGC